CAGCCCAGCTACGCACGCGAGGACCGCGCCGATGGTGGTGGAATCCAACAGACCTCCCAGCGCTTACGAGGGGCAGATCACACGCCCGAGGCGGTCGACGCGGAGTTCTTCGCACCGACGGAGCGCGCCACGATTCCCTTCACCAGGGACACCACGGCGGCGCCACCAGCCACGCCGACTGACTGCCAGAAACTGGCGTGCAGCATGTCGGCAGGGCCCGCGGCTATCTCCACGGACGCGGTGGCGCCGAGGAACGTCCAGATGACGCGCTCGGCGAGATCCTTTCCGTAGGTGGCCGCGGACTTCACCACGGTGTTCACATCGGGGAGAGAAGAGTCGGACATGGTCGTTTCCTTTCGATGGGTCAGACGTTCGGAACGTGGAGCTTGGACCAGCTCGACGGACCGGGCATGCCGTCCGCGGCCGAGCCGGTGTAGCCGAGCTTCCGCTGCCAGGCCGCGTAGGAGCGCTCGTCACCAGGGCCCCAGACATCGGCGTGGGACGAGCTCGCGTAGTGGTTGCAGCCGACCGCGACGAGCCTCCGGTGCATCGCCGCGACGATCGGGGACCTGTGGCCGGCCTTGAAGAACGACGTCCCCGGGAACGGCTCGTAGGTGGGCTTCTGCGCGGGCTTCGGCGCCTTGATGAACTCGGGCCACGAGCCCGGGTCGACGTGGCTGTTCTCGGGGACTTGGCTGTGCCCGTACCAGCCGCCTTCGGTCTCCCACACGTGCTCGCCGCGGTGCGGGGAGAAGTCCGTCGGGTGCCCCATGGGCCACGCCTGCGGGACGCCCCACGAGGTGACCCAGTTCTGTAGGGAGGACCAGCCCTTGCACGGAGTGTCGGCCAGCGTCGCGTAGACCTTGCCGTCGACCCGGCAGTACGGGAAGAACAGCGCTTCGACCTGGATCACGACCTTCCCCGCACGGTTCGTTCGCGTCCCGCCGGCCAAGTCGACGACGCTCTTGGACCGGGAGTCGGCCGGGTAGAACTGCGCGAACTCCCCCGTGAACGGCGACCACAGGATGTGCGGGGCCATGCCCACGCCACCACCGGTGAAGTAGGACTTGAGGTTGGCGAAGGGGACGAGATCCTGCGGCTTCGACGCGGTGGCGTTTTTGTCCCACGTGATGTGCGCGATCGCCTTCGCGGGGTACTGCGTGTCGCATGCGGCGTGGCCGCCGACGTCGGCCCGTATCGCCCCGGGCATCCACAGTTCGGCCATGGTCAGACTCCCTTGCTGTCGCTACAGGAGACGATACGGTTCGTCTCGCCAACTTGCCTGAGCAGTCCCGGTGTGGATCTCCTCAGAAACCACGGGCTATATGACGGTGATGACCTGCTCGTACTGCTGCGCGACCACACTGCCCACACCAGCCGTACCAGCAAGGAACGCCCTCACAGCGTTCACCACGTCGATCTCCTGCACGACGGGCGTCTCCTGATCGATCGCGGTGATATTCACCGACACCACAGGCTGACCGCTCCCGTTTTTCCCAGTAATCACGTAAGTGGGCACAGTCCCAACTCCTTTAGGCGATGCGCTGGAGGCGCAGCCAACTGTCGGTATAAAGAGTGGTGGCGGTCGCGGATGAGGTGCCTTGTGCCCAGTCCAGAGACACCGTCCCTGACGTCGGTCCGACGCGGATCGTTCCGTTGATGGTCACCACCAGCGTTGCTCCAGCCCCGAGGGCGCCATGGACTCGGCCCGCCCCCAGATCGGCGGATTCCGTACGGATCAAATAGCCCGTCCCGCCCGACGTGTTAAGAGTGAGGGTCGGCGTTGCGTTGGAGCCCACGACGTTGTTACCGGCTCCCAGTGCCATCCATTCGCCGAGCGCTTGAGAAGGTGCGGTCACCTGCAACTTGAAATCGCCAGCGGTATCACCGTCGTATTTGAGCCAGCCGTCCATGATGTACACGGCATTTGCGTCGACAGAGAATTGCAGATGAGGATCAGCGGATGTTGTCGTCGTTGCCGAACGTTGGGTGTCCGCAGTTTTGCGGGCCACCTGCGGCAGCATCGACCGCAGCAGTGCGGCGGCGAGTCGCTGCCCTGCGAGGGGCGTGGGATAGGCCTCCGGCATGACAGCCTCCTTACTCGGCGAGAATCGTCGGATAGGCGAGACGGACGTCTTCGCCAGCAGAATGGGCTTTTACGACGCCGTTTGTAGAGCGGGTCACCGTGAAATTCTGCGGGTTCAGCAGTTGGAAGACGGCGTGCGTGAACAGCACGGGCAGTGTGTTCGTGTTGGTGGCGTCGAGGATCGAGCGGACGCCGACCGATCCGGCAGCCGTCTGTGAGGTGTCGGTGGCGGTCGCCTGCCAGATGGGCGGTTCGACTTGGCCGCGCGGCCACGCTTTGGCCCGAAGGGTGGACCCTTGCACCTGGAAGCGGAGGGTGAAATAGGCGCCCGCCGCGTGGGTTCCCGGAATGGGCACGGTGGCGAGATCGGTTTGGGCGCCGCCGGCACGCTTCTCCAGCACCAGTGTGAGCGTCTGATCTGGGTTGAAAGCGACGCGTGCGTTGTAGTGGTTGTTGACGTCGGTGGCGCGCGCGATGAGGTGTGTGTATTGCGGGCCGCCCGTGGCCAGAGCGCTCGTTGCCACATCCATTTGCAGGTCGATGTCCGCCGACGGGGACGGGACCATAGTGAAACGGTTCGAGTTGATGGCGCCCACGGAATGCACTGCCTCGGCGCCCTGGGTGAAGTAGTCGGACGCCGCGCCGCCCGATGTGGTCCACGCCTGTCCCGTGTCTGCGGATCCCCAGGTGTTCGCCTGGGTGCGAGTGAACGTGTCGAGGATCGCCGGGGTGATGGCGCCCGCCCGCATCACCTCGCCGCCCACGCGAATGTCGAAGGGGAAGTCATCGCCGCTGGTGTCGCTGGCGAGACGGAAAATGATCTCGTCGGCGTAGAGGACGTCCGTCACGGGCGGGAAGTTCGGCACCGTCGGGGCCAGGTTCGCGTAGACGGCGGACGCTGGAGGTGTGGCGGTGAGCTGGAAGAACGTCCACACGTTGGCGGTGACCGCCTGGTCGTTGGACGTGGTCGTCAGATACCCGTGGGAGACATCGAACCAGTTGATGTTCAAATCGACATTGCGACTCGTGGCGCACAGCAGCCACCCGGACAGCACGTACTGCTGGCCCACGGTCACGGCGATCTGTTCTGAGCCCGCGTTCGGGAACTGCGAGACTCCGTCTGGGGTGATCCGCATCGACCACGAGCCGCCGAACGACGGTGTGCCAGGCGTGGCCACACGGGCAATGCTGGCACCCGAAGCCACCCAGTTGGCCAAGTCGGTTTCGAAGGAGCGGTTCGTGTTGAGCTGCCCGGACTGGACCCAGCCCGGGCCCGAGGTGGTGGCCACGGTGACGCTGGTCGTGGTCGCGTCGAGGTCGGCGGCGAGCTGACTGCCGTCTGTGTCGATCCGGGCTGTCGTGGTGTCGAGGTAGCCGATCGTGTTGTACGGGCTCGCGGGAGCACAGGTGACCGTGATCCGGTGCTGGAAATGGGTGATGCTCTCGGAGAACCCGAGGACGAGTTGGTCAATCGTGTCCCCACCCAGCCACGCCGGCGGGTTGATGACCTGCACCCGGTCGCCCATCCGCAGTCCGAGGATCGCCCGCCGCATGTCCGGAGTGATCGACGCGTGCGCCAAGTTGACGCTGATCTGCGGGTAGCGGGCTTCGTCCACGGTGCCCAAGTGGACACGCCATGCGGCCTGGTCCAGCAGTGTCGGCGTGCCCGAGGTGGCCAAGTTCAGGGCGAGCGGGGAGTTCGCGTTGGGCCCATAGACTCCGACCCCGGTCGGAGGGGGCGCCGTCGACAGGGGCCCGGACGTCTCCTCGTAGGTGGCCGTCACGCCGCCCACGCTGACGGTGACCCGGTTGGCGAGGTACCGGTCGTCCTCCACAGGGGTGGGGACCTGGGACAAGTTGAACCCGCTGTAGTTGAGCACCAAGGCCGGGTCCTGGTTGTACAGGCTGGCCCGGGTCCGGTAGCCGAGGCCGAGGGTCGCGAGGTTCTCGTACAGCAGCCCGTCGTCGGCGAGGACGGCCTCCTGCATCAAGGCGAGAGGGTTCTGCTTGCTCTGCGCGCCGAGGGCCACCGTGTCGTCGAGGTCGCCGACCCAGTCGAAAGGGATCCCGCTCTCGCCACACAGCCGCTGAATGCGGCGCCCGGATGCCTCGCCGACCGGGTTGAGGCGCACCCCGAGCGCGCCTACTGCGGTGATCGTGTTCTCTACGGTGACGTGCCCGATGGCGACTCCGGGCAGGAACTGGGTCCCGTTTGGGCCGACCGCGGACCGGCTGGCCGGGCCGAACTGGACCTTCGTCACCCTCGACAGCTGGGTCACGTTCGCCGTGTCGTTGACGGAATACGTGAGCCCCGTGTTGACGTCCGTGATCCGCACCGCGCGGGTGATTGCCGTCCCGGACTCCTGGAACTCCACGCTGATGTACATCTGACGGCCGCGCACGTCGAGGGTGTGCGGTAGCTCGATGCCGAGGAGGGACCCGTCGGCCGCGCACATGCGCAGGGTGAGGCTGGTGGAGGTCGCGGAGTAGTACAGCTCCCAGAACTGGGCACTGCCGGCGCTGTAGTCGACCTGGTCGATCGAGCAGATCACCTTGCCGTCCGACAGCCCAGCCGCCGGGATGAACACCAGGAAGCGGACCTGCGTCGCGGTGGGGTCGGCGTATGCGGCAACGCCGCCGGACAGGTAGCTGGAGGTGAGGTCGGGGAGTGGGTCGGACGCGCCGAACCCGGAGTAGCTTGCCAGGGCCGGGGTGCCCGAGACGGTCATCGGGGAGCCGCTCGCCAGGGCCGACGCGATCGTCGTCGCATCCGATGGGTCCTCGCACGACCAGTACGCAACGACCTGCGGGCCGATCGGGTCCGTGACCGCGTTGTAGATCACGCTGCGTTCGGGAGCCGGGCCCTGCACGAGACGCTGCAAGAGCCCGTTCACGCTGACGTCGACCCACACGTCCGTGCCCGTCGGGTCCCACGACGCCGGCCAGCGCGGGATCTCCCCCTGGATGCGGTAGCTCTTGCCGCCCAACCCGTCCGGGACGGAGACCCTGATCGGCTGGTTGCGGCCGATAGTCCCGTACCAGACGCCCATGGGGTTCCTGGGGGTGAATCTTCCGTCCGGGTTCTTCAACGGCAGCGTAGCGTTGCCCTGTTCGGTCTGGTTGCCCTCGTCGCGAATGCCTTTGGTGAGGGTGATCTGTCCCTGGTCGTCGCGGACCATGACGTACGAGGTGATGTCCACCCACGTTCCGTTGACGAGCAGCTCTACCGTCACGGGGGCGCCGGTCGAGGCTTCCCCGGACGCGCCGAGGGGACCGGCCGCGGTGCGCATACGCCGCTGCCAGCCCATCACATGCGCTGCGAGACCTCCAGGCATCGATCACTCGTCCCAAACGATCCAGCACGTCATGTTGACCGCGGCGCCGAACGTCGCCCGCACTCGCAGAAACTTGGACACCGCGATGATGGGCCGCTCGTCCGGCATCCACTGGTACGTGTAGTTGATGTCCGTCGCCCCGGCGGTCGGCGGAACGAGGTTCGCGTCGAACGTGCGCGTGGCGGTGGTGGCGCCTTCCGTGGTGAAGGTGTAGCCCGTCAGCGCTGTGCCGAGCTGCACGAGGGACGCCGGGGCATTCGGGTCCAACGGCTGCACACCCGCGGCGACGTGCGCCGTACCGACCGAAGCAGCCACGTCGGTCTGGATGAGCTCCACCTGCCCGGCCGACCCCGGAACTCCGTCCAGGGTGAAGCCCCACGAAATGAGCTGCATCTGCCGCGTCGACGGCGGGGCGATCTGCAACATGGTCTTGATGACCGTGCCAGTTGTCACCTTCTGCTGGGCCGCCGTTGTCGGTGCAGGCCCGTTGAAGCACTTGTAGCGATGGATACTGATCACTCCCTCATTCGGGTCGCCCTGCAAGGACGAGTTGGACGTTGCCGCCGCGCACGCGAACGGCGCGGCGGATCATCATCAGAAGGAACTCGTCGGTCTCAGAGCCGCTCGACCGGATCTCCAGCACCGCGTGCGCCGGGCCACCGCCACCTCCAGCGGCCATGCGGCGCGAGTCCGGCCCCGACCACACCCGCGACCCCACCGGCAGATCCAGGAGCTCCGGCTCGTGCTCGCCCACCCACGTCAACCCGCCCCGCAGACCGCCCGACGCGGCCGCGCCGACGATCCCGCCCGAGGCTTTCTTCCCGATGGCCTTCGAGATGGACTTCTCCATGACCGACGCGAGATGCGACATGGCCTTTTCCAACTTGGCCTGCTGGCCCTTCAGGGAGTCGACCAACTTCTGCTGCGCCTTGATTGCCGCCCCGTACACCGCGTCCGCCGTGGTCGAGCCCGCGGACGAGGCAGCCTTCGCGATCTGGCCCTGAAGGGAGTTGATCGACGAGATCTCCGAACCCGAAGCCCCCAGCAGTGCGCCCGCAGTCTCCAGGCCGCCGCCGTTGACACCGGCCTCGCCGATCTGCTGGATCAGCCCCTTGTCGAGGCCCTTCGACTTCAGGCCCTTCAGGGCGTCGGCGAACGCGGTCGCCTTGTCCCTCGACTGGGTGAGGCCGCCCATGATCGAGGCGACCGTGATCGTGCTCCCGGACGCCCCCTGGGTGATGTTCGCCGACGACAGCACGTTGCTCTTCACGCTGTCCGACAGCTGCGAAGCCGAGTTCTTCAGGTCGTCCAGCTTGGACTTGGCCTTATCCAGCGACGCGCTGACGCTGTTGAGGTTCTTCTCGTACTTGATCAGGCTCTTGCCGACCGAGTTCAGCTCTTTCAGCAGGTGCGACTCCGTACGCCCCCGCGTCGCCGCCTTGATCTCCCCGCTCGCCTGGTTCAGCGCGGACACCAGACTGCTCAGATCGGACGGCGCGCCAAGGCTGTGCTCGAACGGGGTCCGCTGATACCCGGCCATCCGCCCGAACGCGGAGATACCGAACTGGCCCCGCAGGCTGCCCCTCGCATCCTTCTCCGCCTGCGACAGGCCGCCCTTCGCGAACTTGTCCAGCCGGTACCCGAACCGGTTGGCGACCTCGTCCAGGATCGCCATCGACCGCGGGCGCTTCGACGTGGCCAACGGGATGTACGCCTCGCCTCCGGTCTCCGGCTCGGCCCACAGGCGCATGGACGGCTGCGCAATCTCGGCCACGTGGTTCTCCACGCCGCCGTTCGCGTACGCCCGTCCGCGGAAGATGTTGCCGTTGGCGCTGCCGACCATGTCGTGGACACTCTTGCCGCCGGAGACGCTGTTGGAGGTCGAGTAGTTCGTCTTGATGTTGTGGAAAGTCCACGTCGTGGCGGTCTTACCGTTCAGCCGGCGCAGCGCTGCGGCGATGTTGTTGATCGCGGAGAGGGCGCCGCCCTTCGTGGAGACCGTGACCGACCCATTGGGCAGTCGTTTGACCTTCAGTCCGAACGACTCCAGCACCTGCTCGCCGCTCTTGGACAGCGTCTTGAGGGTGACGCTCTTCGCCCCGGGTGTCCGCTTCACCGCGGCGTTGAACGAGTTGAGGTCGTTCGTCGCGTCCTCGGTGTCCATCTTCACCCGGGCCGTCTTGTCCGGGATCCGCAGGATCTGATCGGCGAGTGCCTTCGCCTCGCCTTTACTCAGACCCATAGCCTGCGCCGACTTGATCAGCTCGGAACGGCCGCGGGCATAGATGGCGTTGGCGCCCTCCCACGAGTTGGTGCTCTCACGAGATGCCGCAGCGGCCGAGTCGGTCTTGTCCGCGAGGTCCTGCAACGCGCTGGCCGCGTTCCTGGCCTTCTCCGAGCCTAGGTTGAGGACCCCGTTCGTCATGCTCAGCGCGCCCGCGTTGTCCTTCGCCGCCTTCGACGCGGCATCGATGGCTCCCTCGAACCCGATCATCCCGCCCAAGCCCTGGCGCTGCACGTCATTCAGGGCCTGGATCGCACCGCGCAGCCCGTCAGCGCTGGCCTTCTGTGCCTCCAGCTTCGCCGCCGTGTCCTGAGCCGCCTGCCCGAACAGCCCCTGCGACTCAGCGGTGAGCTTCGCCTCCAATGCCTGATCGGCCAAGGCGGACTTGTAGTCGTCGAGACTGCTCTTGAGCTCCTTGAAGTCCTTCGGCTTGAGCTTCTTCCCAACCGCCTCCAGGGCCTTGGCGGCAATGTCCGCCTTACCTCCCTTGACGAGATCGGCCAGGGACTTATCGAGGGAGTCGATGTCGCCTTTCGCGGTCTTGACCTGCGTCGAGTCCGTTCCCAGGAACTTGGCCCAGCCCTGGAGGAACCCGTCAAAACCCTTGGGGTTAAGACGCGAGAGGCTCTCACTGAGCCCGTCAAAGTTCGTGCCCCAAGCCTTCACCGACTCGCCGGTGTTCTTCCCTGTCTCGGCCAGTCCCTTGAGGGACGTCGTCACCTTGTTGACGTCAGGCGGCGTCTTGTCCCCCATCGAAGACAGCATCCCGAGAGCAACGACGATGGCGCCGACGCCTGTGGTGATGAGGGCGGCACGCGCGCCGATGCTCAGAGACATGAACGCCGCCCGCAGACCCGCCAGCCCGCCACCCGCAGCAGCCGACGCCGCAGTCAGCCCCGCGATAGCCGCCCGGAGGGACGTGATGCCCTCCGCTGCCACGCCGATCCCCGCACCCGCCAACTTGATCAACTTGAACGCCGCGTACACCTGCATCAGGTTGCCGATCAGCGACGGAGGCACCGCCGCCACCAGCTTCGCGAACGCGTTGACCAACGACAGCATCCCCGGGCCCGCCTGTGACGCACCCTGAAGCAGGTTGCTGACAGCCTTGGCCACGTTCGTCAGCAGCTCCTTGACGGCCGGGCCCTGAGCCTTGGCGTAGGCGAAGAACGACGCGATCGGGCCGGATGACTTCCCCTCCGACAGGACCCGCATGAAGTGGATCGCGCCGTCGGTGGCGTTCTTCAGGCTCTTGTTCGCGAAGTCCGACACCTTCGTCGACAAGGCGTTGAACCCGGACGTGTTGACCGCGCCCCCGGCCACCGACACCAGCCGGTCCAACTGCGTCGACGCGCCGCGAGCCATCGGCGTCAGCTTCGGAATGATCTGCCCCAGCACCGCGAACGACTTCTCAACCGGAGCCATCGTGAACTTCGCGTTGCTGTCAGAGAACTCCCGGAACGTGTCCCGCAAATTCGAATACGCGGCAGACGCCCGCTGCGTCGCCGCAGGCATCGACGCCAACGAGTCCGCAACGAACTGCTGCGCCGCCATGGCCTGCTTCGACTGCGCCCCGTACTTCGTAACGGCCTGCGTGTACTTGTCCTGCGCGCCGGCCGCGTCCTTCAGATTCCCGATCTGCGGAATCACGGCAGCACCGAACGCCGCGACCGCCAGCCCCGCCGCGCCCGCATGCACTGCGATCGGAGCCAACGCCGCAGCCACCGGGACCGCGGCCGGCGCCAGCGACAGCATCGTCGCCCGAAGATCCTTGAACGCGCCCCCGCCGTCCTTCGCGGACCGGGCGAGTCCATCGACACGCCGTGTGACAGCGGTGATCCCCGGGCCGGTTGCGTCGCTGACGCGGACTGTGATCGTCACGTCATCGGCCATCAGGGATCACCTCCGTCGTCGTCGGGTCTGTCAGGGGTTCCGGCCTTCTCGATCGCCACAAGGCGCAGGAGCTCGGTGTCCTCCTGCATGAGGGTTTCGAGGGTGTAGCCGGGGAAGCGTTCGAGGAGCCCGAGCAGTAGCCGGGCTCGTCTCAGCTCGCGAGGGGCTCGGACAGGGGTTCCATCGGAATCGACAGCGCCGGGGACTGTTCGCCAGAGGTCGAGCTCTCGGGCAAAGGGTCAGCGTTGTGGACCCCCGTGAGGGTCTTGATCCACGCGTTGTTCATGGCCACGACCAGGTCGTGGTCAACCGACAGGACGCCCTTCTCGGTGGGCGGGACCGGTTCCCCGGTGTCCTCGTCTTCGAGGTTCCAGCTCACGAGGTGGCCGATGAAGTTCCGCAGGCTCCCGGCGTCCCCGTCGCCGTCGCCGCCGTCGAGGCCCGTGGCCTCCATGTACTCGCCGAGTGACATGCCGCGGACCGTGGCCTCGGCCCCGTGGTGCTCGTGGCCTGGGCCGAACTTGATCGTGTAGGTCTTGACCTTGGTCTTGTAGCCCATGTGCGTGTGCCTCTCAGGCCCAGGTGGGGACGGTGCCGTCGGCGAGGACTCCGGGCACCGACGCCGTGAGCTCGCCGGACGCGGACCGCTGCAGCGGGTAGTCCGTGTACAGCACCTCGTTCGCCAACGTCTTGCCAGCGACGGTGAGGGTCGTGCTCCGGGCGACGGAGGTGCTGGGGACGGTCTTGAACACGTCGTGGCTCGCGTTGGCCGCGAAGTTCGCCACGATGTTGAGCGTGATCGAAAAATCCGCGAGGAGCAGGAGCCGCTCGATCGCCGACTTGTCGATACCCGTGATGTCCTGCACAGCGCGCGGGGTCGCGAACTGGAGGTTGGTGACGTCGTTGATGATGGCGCGGACGGTGCCGGCCGAATCATCCACGGAGCACACCGACCACCCGAGACCCGATGTCTTGGCCATGGCTGGTTATCCCTTCTGCTGCAGGTCGACGAGGCGGACCTGGTTTTCGGTCATGTCCTCAACCCAGTCCGCTGGGCGGGTGTGTTGCCGCGTCCGGCCGGTCGGGTTCCCACGGTGATCCCCGTCGCGGACGAGGTAGATCTCCGGGCGGGTGCGGTGCTCTTCGAAACAGCGCTGGTGGGCCTCGAAGCGGAACACGGTCAGCCCGGCGTCCGTCTTCATCTCCCGGAACGCGCGCCGGGACTGGCCCCGGATGTACGCGGCCTGCTGCTGGCCGAGTTCGGTGCGTTCGTCGATGACGGAGTCCCAGCCGTTCAGCCACGCCGCGCACCCGACCTGCTCGCACGCGGCCACGATCGTGGTGTCCTGAGGCGCGGTGATGCTGTACGTCTGGTACTGGCTGACAGGCAGGTTCGGGTCGATCCGGTTGACCATCTGCATGAGAACCCCACCCCTCTCAGAAGGCCGTAGCCACGTCGTTGCGGATGGCGGTCACCGCGAAGGTGCACGAGGTGAAACCGCCAGTCGTTGTGGTCACGGCGCGGAGGTAGCGGCGGATCGTCGCCCCCGAAGCAGTAGCGATCCGCTGCGTCCCGGGCCCGGTCGTCACGGCTGTGAACGTCATGCCAGCGACGTCGGCAAAGGTCGCGTTGTCCGCGGAGTCCTGGACCTTGATCGTCACATCGGTCCCGGTGAACGCGAACACCTGGAGATAGCACTGCGCCCCGAACAGGCCCTGCCCGTTGAACAGCGGCGGGCTGCCGAGACCGAAGTCCACGCCAGTGCCGTTCGTCGCCACGGTGTCGACGCGCTTGCCCGCGGTGAGGAGATAGCCCCACTCCACGCCGAACCCGTTGGCCTGCATGGACACCGAAAACGGGAAGGAGCCGTCCTGGCCGCGCTGCCCGTCGTAGTTGGGCTGCTTGCCGACGATGTTCGCCGCCGGGCTGCCGAGCGTCGTCCCGCGGCAGTACATGCTGTGCACGTCCGCCGTCGGCAGCGCTGACAGCACCGGGTGGGACAGCGTCGGGTTGAACCACGCGGTGGCCTCCAGCCGGCCGTCACGGGCGCCGCCGATCCGTTCCATCGCGCCCTTGTCGATACCCGTGGTTGTCAGCGGTGATGGGCCGCCGCCGACGTTGCCGATCGCGGTGAAGTCACCGCTCAGGTCGTTACCTGCGATGAAAAGCGCATCACCCAGGCCGCTTGTCTTTGCCACTACGGGGCCTCCGTCCACACGTCGTTGATGATCAGGGGCACCGTGAGCGTGGCCACCCGGTACGTTGTCGAGTCGAGCCGCGTGTATCCGAACCGGGCCCGCAGGCTGGCGCCGTGCATGCCGAGCAGGTCCACGTTCGCGACCGTCCCGCCGAGCTCGAAGTCCCCGC